GCAATGGCGAGGCGATGTAACGAGAGCTGTAGGACCATCCACTGCGCTTACCACTTACGCCAATTGTAGCAATCCGAATGAGATAAGAAGATTTAATGTCGTAACTAGGAATGTCAACGTAAGCGTAATTTTTTTCCGTTTGCCCTAAATTTACCCATAGATCTTCTTCCTCTCTGTACACCTCCACGTCAAATGATCGAATGAGAGGATTGTTGATGGGCGATTGCCAGCAAATAGCTGGATTAATCGCGTTCAAAATGGAATAAGCGGTGTACTGCGGATATTCCCATGTGGCTTCTAATCGAGTGGTCATAATCCCGAGAAATCAATGGTGGAAGCATTAACATTTGGCAATCCAACGAGATTAGATGTGGCTACAGAAGTCAAAGTTGGAGAACCAAGAGAAAAATTATCTACTAAGTCATACTTTGCCTCATAATACTCTGTCGCTAAAACATTAACAATTCCACTGTCTTCAGTTAGGCTAACAATGCGATATTTTTTACCTACAGCCAATGCTTCTCTGATCAGCCACGGAGAACCTGCTTGAGGCGCAGTTGAAAAAGAAGGCGCCACTGAAATGCTGCTTGTCGCTCCCGCAGAATTGGTAATAGAAGAAGTAAGCTCTTGTCCGCTATCGCTAATAATAATCTGATAAGACACTCCTTCTTGTAAAGTTACGTCCCTATCTAGTAAAACTGTTGAGGTGGTGGCTGCTGTAATTGCACCTGCAGCTACTCCTGATGTTCTATACGGATCGGCAATTTCAATAATCTCACCAGGCATCAAGAAAAAGCCTTGAGCGCTCACTTTAAACGTGACGGTTTCTGTTTCATTCAAATTGGTGAGCAATGTCCAGTAACCAATGCGGCGAGCTTGTGATTGTTTTGTTGTACCAAAAGCCCTGATTTCTATCTCTCTATATCCATAGCGTTCAATGCCTGCAGCATCTTCTACGTATTCAACTTTGCTTTTGAACTTATCATTTCGGTCATTCCATGAAACAAGAGCAACGGTCTTACGGGCTTTAAGAGAAGTGCCTTCGTAAGTAAACGGAGCACTTGTTACTTCCCCTTGCTCATTAACATTGACAACGACATTGGAAGGTGAAAATTGACGAACAACAGGGCCAGAGCGGTCCTGCGTAGACATAATAAGGCCTTGTGCAAAATAAATCATGCCGCGAAATACCGCTGCAATTCCATTCATCACTTCATATGCTTCTGCTCGATTATTGATTACTCCATTAAAAGTAAAGCGCTTTTCGGTTCCCCCTGTTCCATTGGGCACTCGCTCGTCGCAATATTGGGCAATTTGATATAACGAATAAATGTCAATATCATCAGCTTCAATGTACAAACCAGTGCCGTATCTTTCATTTGTCATCAGATCGTACAACACCCATGCGGGATTGTTGCTGTATTCATAAGTAAAGCTTCCATCCCATACGCCATTTGCTCCCACTCCAGTGGGCACTCTAATTTTTAAGCCCTGAATTTCCACTGAAATCTTTGGCACGCTCGAAAAAGCTTCTGCCGAAAATTTCATTCCCATCAAGGCAGTATTTGGATAGAAAAGCTTGTCGTCTAAAACACCAACAATTGCTTTGAAGTATAAATCATTGCTTGTTTTTAAATCTTTAGGATCGGCAGTTGTCCTTCTAACGCGAACAGTCCAAGGGCCAGTTCCAGACAGTGGATAGAAATATTCTCTATCAAATGGCCCTCTGCTTTTCCCTTGAATTGCAAGATCTTCACTGACAATTGGTTTGCTACCAATTGAATCAAAAATCCTAATATTAAACTCAACTTTTGTTGCCTTTACATCTCCATCGTCTTCAACCTTAAACAAAGAACCAACGCCAATACGGACAACAATGCGATTGAGATCTGAACGTGTTGTAGTAGCAGAAACACGGCCACTTTGTTTTGTCAATTTTGTCCCAATGCTTTGCTCAATGCGAACATCAGCAAAGCCAGTCATGGGTGACTGTGATTGCGTTCCAGTTCTAAATTGAATTTCTACATCGTTATCATTTTTCTTATTGAAATTGCTTGAGCCATTTGCAGCTATCAATGGCGTGTCATCAAGATAAATGTACTTTCCTCTTTCGCTTGGGCTAATACCAGGAAATCCTTCAACCTCTCCTTCGCACAGGGCTAAAACAATGCTTGCCTCTGCTTGACTTCGCAGTGTATCTGGATCTTCAACAGGAGCATTTCCACCCCCTTTGCCGCCGCCACCGGAGCCGACAATTTTCCATTGTTGATCTTGGCCGTACAGCTTCTCCATTTTGCTTTAAACAGGAATCCGTTCAGTTGAAATAGACGAAGACACAATCAACGGCGAATCCAAGAAATAACGTCCATACAATAAAGGCACAGGATAACCCTGTGTTGTCAATTCGGCAGCCCTGTCAAAAATAAAGCTTTCTTTCTTTTTGGTATCGCTACTTGGTGTTTGCACCTGTGGCGACAAAAGGCCTGCAATGCCAGTAAGAAATAAACTCGCGCCAAGACTAAATAAAGCCACGCTGCCTGCAGCAGTTTTAGCGGCAGCAAGCCCTGCAAAAGCGCTACTGCCAGCAATTGGAACAAAAGCCAGCGCAATTAATGCTGCACCAATCAAAATTTGTCCGACATTGCCACCAGCACCAGTTACTACTGGTGCCATTACTAAGCGATCACAGCTTAAAAAAACTCCTTCATAATCAAGACCCTCTGGCTCTTTTGTAATAAGCTTAAAACCAATACCATTTTCATGTGCAGTAGTTAAATATTCTTGAAATCCAGCAATTTGGCGAGACAATGCAATGATAACTTCACGTGCATTTAGAGCCATAAAACGATAAGTGCGCCCAAATTTACGGCCAAGCTCTCCTAGAAGCTTCACTTCCACCCATCTTCTCTTTGTGCCCGTCATACATCCTTGTGTCGCAACACTTTCACTGTCACTTTAGCCCAATATCCGCCATAAACAGATGACTGTGACAGGCGGTTAGAGAGATGATGATAAAAACAAGCTCCATTGCCATTCATTACGCCCACATGGTTTGGCTGCGGCGATTGCATCCTCATAAGCAACATGTCTCCTTTTTTATCTGGTCGTCCAACTTCATAGAAACCTTGGCTTTCATAATTCTCAAGAAACATGGACCATTCAGGATTTAACCATTCTTCGTCATGTTTCCTTTCAAAATCATCTAATTGAATATTGAATTCACGGGCGTAAAAATCACGCAGCAAAGCATAGCAATCATGTAGCCCATAGGTCCATTCGCGCCCTTCATAGGGCGCGTTACCAGTTGGGTCAATGTAATGAAAATTATTACTAGGAATATGTACCATCACCCATGGAACATTGCATTGCTTGCACGCTTTTAAATCATGCATCGAAAAAGCATCAATTCCTCCAATGTGCGAATGATAGATGGCTTCAATTTTTCCCCTCTCTTCCGCTCTTGCGTAATCTTCGGCGGCTATTGCAAAATTAGTTTCTGGTGAATTGTGCGCATTTTTGCATGGCATAATTTCACCGTCAACAATGAAACCGCAACACTCTTCGGGGGCGCATTGAGAAGCCTCATAGGCAATGGCTTTTTTAAGGCGGTAAGAAAGTTGATTCATCGGAATAAATTTGCGCCAGGAAACGCCCCGAAAGGCAAAGTAGACAAACCAAAGCGTAAACGACAACTTGTCAATCTCTTACCACATTGATCATTATTAAAAATCGGGTCATTGGGGGGTAATGCTGCAAGTGCGGCATCAAACGTTGCTTGTGCGGCGATTACAGCGGCTTCTGCTTCTGCTAATTGAGTTTCGGCGGCCTGCAATCGTTCTCGCGCAGCGTCGCATTGCGCCGTACTTACCCGCCAAATCTGAATGTCAACAACTGGCGCCACGTTGTTGTCGCGACGTTCACCACGAGCAAATACAATCTGCCCAAGAGTTCCTATGGAAGGGGCAGTGCCTGGAGCGGCATTGCTAATGGCGCTTAATATGCTTCCATTTCTACATGCAACAATTTGACCGTCTAAATCTCTAAAAGCAAATGTACGAGGGGGATCGTATTCACCTTCTGTAACTATTTCAGCCTCAATACTGTTTGGCCCGCCAGGAAACAATGGCGGCCCTTCAACACCAATCCATTGATTAATAGCCCAAACATTGCCAGTACCATTATTTCCAGGGCCACGTCCAGTATTTTGAGTGAGCCCCATAATTGCGTTTCCTTCCTGAGGGTTGGCAGGATCGTAATCAAATTGCGCAGGAGGAATTAACTGATTTTCGTAGTACGCAGCAAAATATGTTGTCCCGTCAAGAATGCCAAATGTATATGGACCATTAGATCGACGCAGATTAAAAAGTGGCTCACTACGTTCGATAATGTCAACAGCGCATGCAATGTCCACATCTCCAGTGGCTGCATTAAGTTCGTTTTCCGCAGAAATTACTGCAGAATTAGCCTGAAGCAAAGTTTCAAGCGCAGCCCGATAAGCTTGCGCCTCAGCCGATGCTGACCCTGGAAGCGAATCAAGCTCATTGGCCACTGGAGGGCCTGAATAGCCGCATTCAGGCCCTTTGTAGCGCCATAAGCAATGGTTTTGAGTGATAACACGGCGTGGCAGCAATAAGCCCTCAAGATCTATTTTGCTGGCAAGCTGCCAGCTAACAGTAATGTTTGTTTCAGCGGTTTTGCGCTCAATGTAAAAAATATCCTCTGGAAATTCCTGTGTGGAATCAGGAGTGGGGCCATTGTCTAAATATTTAAACAATGTTCTACGTCGAATTACTTTTGCGCCAACAAGATCATTTGCGGAAGATATGACAGCGCTGAATGTGCCAAGCACGTTTGCTACGGTAATTTCTGGCTGAGGCATTTGGCCTTTGGTTGTAACATCAAAGCCGCTAGCTTCAATGGGAAATGACGTATAAGTTTGCCCCTTCCATACCACGGAAGAATTATCAGGCATTACTTCATTAGTAAAAAAATATTGCCCAGACAGTCCATCCTCAATAGTGGATAGATCAATTTCAAACATTTCAATGATGGCATCATGCCACCCTTGTTGCACGTCGTTTTTAATTGGCATTTTTAACTCCTTGCGTCATAAATACGCCGACACGTAAAAGAGATGACATTGGAATTTGGGCCAATATTTTCCCAGCTCCATTGATTGGGATCTAGGCGATATTTATACTGTTCAGCATCTTGAAAAAATTTGGCATAAAAGAAATCCCCCTGCAAATCAGAAAGTGTTCCATCTAAAGCCAATGCTTGTTCGTCAGTGATGGGCACTGTACGAATGTCATACATTCTAATATCAGTATTTGCGCCATCAGGAATCACCTGTTCAAAGCCATCACCAAATTGCACGCGCCTGGTGCGCGTGCCTCTTTTGGCAGTAAGGCCATATTCAACGTCAAGAACTAATGTGGGCTGTGCCATGGATTAACGCTGGTTGTAAATAATGCCGCCAGGACGACTTTCTTTGAGAATGACGCTACGAACGGCGCCTTCCAATTCGCGGCCTAGGGATTGACCTCCAGAGCCGTTAATTTGAGACGACGCTTGGCCATTGTTGACATTGACAACAATGTTAGTAGCAATGTTGCTACCTGCGCCACCACCAAGCTCTACGGGAATCTTCTTGCCATCGGGCAGCGGTACAACTGCTTCGTTGAAGCGACCCTCGCCAACAAGGCCAAGCGTGGGGCCTTTTACCACTCCACCATTGGCAAATGGCGTGAAGCCGCCCTTCCATAC